TTCTTGCTGCTTTAGCCCCAGTAGCAGTTGCAAGTAATTTTTCAGCAAGTGTTTTGTCTTTATATAGAGAGTTTGTGTAACCTAGACCTGCACCTAATAATGTATCTACATTTAAAGAGCTATTATAGTTAGGGTCTGTAATAAGCCCAGCTAAAGGCTGATTAGTAGTTCCTAATAGCTTATCTATATCAAAGTTAATATCTAGCAATGAATCTGCCATGTTATGCTCTCCTTATGTTCAGTATTCTATTTTTTTGTGGGTTATATGCTTGTTGTGCAACTCTACCTGCTGATTGAGTGACTTGTTTTGTAGCACCGCTTCCACTACCACCACCTAACGCTGTCATACCTAAAGAAGCTAATGCAATCGGATTTTTTTCCGCAAAACCTACTACGCTATCAAATGCTTTTTCATATATTGGTTGTTCATAACCTCCTTGTGCACTTGCTATTTCTTCTGGAGTAGATTTAGTTATGTTAGCAAAATCTGGATTAACCTGTGCTGTTTGAGCTGTATTAGCTATTAAATTGTCATTCATTAAAGCATCAGTATTTAATAAATTGTCTGTAGAATAAGGGCTAAATCCTTGACCTGTTACACCACCAGTAACATTTTGTAAGTTGTTTGAAACTACAGCATCTGTTCCAATTAAACCACCTGTGCCTACAGCAGTGCTTGTACCACCTAAAAGATTTGCTCCGCCATTTAAAGAGTTAGTACCTGTGTTTGCTAATGCACCAGAGCCTAAATCAAATCCCATACCATCAAAACCAAATCCAGAACCAAGCCCATCTGAACCACCAAACATACCACCACTAACACCACCAATAGCGGCTGCTTTTAGAGGGTCTCTACCTTGAGCTAAAGCTAATGCTGCACCTATTCCCATTCCTGCTAATACTGGAGCACCCATTATTTACCCCCACCTGATGAAGTTGTAGTTTGATTAACTGGAGCTGGAGCTCCATATGCTGCTGACAAGTAAGACTCTAGCTTACTGTAAGGTTTATTTTGCTCAAACTCAAATCTACTAATATCTGCATTTAAAGCATCTTTAGCATACTGCTCTTGTGTTTGACCAATTTTAGCCAATTGATTTATGTCTGAATAATCTGCCATAGCCATTTGTGGTGCTTGTGCTATTGCAGCATCTTGTCTTGCTCTTTCTGCACCAAAGTTACTGTAAGCTAATTCTGCTGCTCTATTAGTCAAAGCGTTTGCTAGGTTTTCTGATGCTTGTGATTCCAACTCACCCATAGCACCTGAACCATATCTACCAGAAGCTGCTGTTCTGCTACCAATATCTCTAATAGCTTTGTTAAATTCTGTAACAGCAGGTTTAGCCGCACTTGCCATCATTGCAGAAAAGTATGGGTTACCTGCTGATAATCTGTCGCCTTGTATTGTGCTTAACTGTTGTGCTTGAGCTGCTGGTACTAATGGACTACCAGTTCTTGCTCTATCACTTGCTAAACCTAATGCTTCTGTTGTAGTTGCTGATGCTGGAACATAAGTTGCATCTGGGTAATATTCTGGAGAATCAGCTCTGTATAAATTTTTAGCTTCTCCTAATCCATAGGTTATGTATGGCAAGATAGCAGGGTCAATATTTTGATTAGTTGTTTGTGTTTGACCACCACCACCACCTTTGTATTCACGCAATCCAGTAACAGGATTAATTGTGCCTGAACCTCCATGTGCTTTTAGAAGATTAGCTTCCCATGTATTAACATGAGCAAGTTCAGTATCTCCCTCTCTACCTAGTTTGCCTAAATCTTTTGCTAACCAGTTATATAACCATATTTTTAACTTAATCATTCTAGTTTCAACTCCATTAATTGATATTTTTTTTCGTAACCATATAGCCTGTTCCATAATCTAGCTATACTCTCAAATTTAGTAGACCCCTGTATTGCAGTTCCACCATTATGTTTGACCCACTGTTTAAATTGCTCAAACCCTGCTTTGGTGTTTTTACCACCTATATAAGTTATATAAGCCACCCTGTCGTTAGGATAGTTAATCCATTGAACAGTGAGTGCTACATAACACTTATCTTCTTTCATTACTAATAGTAATTGTTGCTGACCTTGTGTAACTAGCAGTTTTAACTGACCTGCTGTAAATTCGTTATTACCTTTGTCTAATGCTTTTTGTAATAAAGGTTCTGCAAGATACCAAAATCTTTGCACTTGATTCGTAGGCACTACATAGAGTTTCATAAAATTTATCCAACAATGATATAATCCAATTCTACATCACTATGTCCATGATTTCTATGACCTATTACAAAACTGCCTTTGGCTTTTGTTTTGATATAAATGTGGTCTGTCTCTCCTGCTGCATTTGCACTTCTAGGTGAAAACACAATAACAGAATCAAAACCTGCTCTTTCATTATTAACTGTAGTTTCTGTTCCAGATGAATTTAAAATAACAGTACCACTATTGTTGGTCTTGCCATTCATAGCATTATTAACTACTTCTGCAACTGCTCTAGGGTCACCACCTTGATAGGGAAGTGTACGATACATTCTAGGCATTATCTATTGCCTTGTGGTTTTATATCTACATCTACTGCCATAGCTGTTGTCCAGTTACCTGTAGGCTGCACATTAAATCTATGATACCTACCTGCACTTCTTAAACTACACCTACCCTCTGTTGTAGCAGGAACAAATGAGCTAAATCCAATAGTATCATCTAACTCTCTACGACTAGCTACGGCAACCTGTGCTGTGCCATTGTCTATTTGTGGTCTGGCTAGTGTAGCTACAGAGTTATAGCCAACCTCTATATCTGTTGTAATAAGCTGTGGTGTTATAGATGTTCCTGTAAATACTACTAATTTATTTGTTTTTGCACCTGCAAATAAAAACTTACCACCTATAAACAATCGTGAATCTAGTGATGCAGGCATAGTGTCTATGTCTGTATAGCCTAAAGAAGATTCTAAAGTTTCTAATGTCTCTCCTAATGTAGCAATAGTGCCTACAACATCTGATGTTGTTTCAGCTCTTGACCATTTTCCTAACTGCCAATTATAAATAATTATTCTTCTGTTACCATCTACATCTGCGTAATTCCATACTACAAGATTTTTAACAGGGTCTATAGCAACACTTATTGTATTTATTTGTGTTAAATCTACTCTACTAAAAAACCACCTATCTACTTTCTCTAATCCTATATTAGTAACTGTTTGACCATCTGTTGAGTAAAATCCATCATCTGCTATAAAGAAAGTAATGTTTCCATACCTAGCAACAGAGTTACCTTCTAAACAACCTAATCCACTTGAGATAGTATCAAATTGCCAGAAAAGAGGACTACCTACATAGGAGCAACGAACTACAGATTTCTCTAACAACACAACACCAAACTCACCACCTGTAATAGCTTGAACATTACCACCATCAGGAATTATTTGAAAGTCACTTTGACTTGTAGCACCAGATACCCAGTCAGTTTCATCATTAATATCTGACCATTGCACCTTGTCTGGTTCTGTTCCACCTAACAAATTTCCTGCAAAAACAAAATCACGAATTACAGCAATGTCTTTAGCTATAGGAGCTGCTGCTGCTACATCTGCAAATGTACTTGATACACCTATAGTCCATGCTTGTATTTTTTGCGTATCGTTACAAGCTAATACAACATTACCAAATTGTTCAAACTTCCATGTGCCATTACCACCATATCCACCTACTTTAGATACATCATTTAAGTTAAGTGTTGCAATATCTAGTTTAAACAGCTTTGTAGCACCACCTGCAAATACCTCTACATTAGCACCAAACTTTGCTACAAATATATTGTTAATATTTTCACTAGCAGAATTAGAAAAATCTTCTGCACTAGGAAAAGCACCATAACCAATACCAACAGGAAATACATTTTTAGCATCATTTAAACTACCTGCGTTTGCTGGTTGGTCTGGTAGCCAATCTGTAAATTGTAATCTTTTTGTTGTCATATTATAGTTTCATTATGTATGCAAGAGCATAGTAAGGAGGTAAGTTAGCATTAGTTGAAGATGACCCAGCAGCAGATGTACTTCCAGACATACTATGAGCATGGTTTCCAATATCACTAGACAAAGCTCTGTTAGCTCTTGACCCTGTTGCTCCACCTCTATAATCAGAGTTTCCTAAACCACCTGCTGATGCCCATGTAAATGTTTGAGTGTTACTTGTGAATGCACTAGATGATGTATTTGAACTGGTTACATAATGGTTATGAGAACCAGCAGCACCTGTAGACCCTGAAAAGGTATGACTATGGCTTGGTAAAGTTGCATTTGCACTACCACCAGTAGC